AGAGTAATACGCATAAAAAGGATGCTATTGATAGTTTAGCGAGTGCCGCTAACATTTTAAAGATAAAATATAAGAATTTGTTATTTGGTTAATTAAATTTTATATATTTGTTGCAAAATATTATAATAAATGGCGTGGTCATTATTTGGTAAAAAGAAAAATTCTCCGCAAGGTTTTGCAGAAGTTCAGAATGATGGAGCTTGGCTAAGTTATTTTAATCAATATTTACAGAACGTTAATGGCGATAGGTTAATTAAGTTTGACCAAAGTAGAGCTTACGAGTTGGCAAATACTATTGCTGAGATATTTATACCAATTGATGCGATTGCTGAAAGATGTGCTAATATCAAATATGATATTATAAACAGAACTACTCAAGAGATAATAACTCCACAAGGGAACTTAAAGAAGTTGTTAGATACTCCTAATCCTTTGGATAAGTTTAGTGATTTGATTTACCAAGAGGTGTTTAGTAAGTTGGCTGATGGTAATAGTTATTTTTACACAAAGACCGCAGATAGCATTGTTAATCCTACTTATGACAATATTAGTAACATTTGGGTGTTACGACCTAACTTAACAAGTCCAGTATTAAAAAAGAGCATTAGTAATCCTTTTTTAATGAAAAACATTGGGGATATAGTTGAGTATTACAAAACGTTCTTTTTTTATGAGCATCAGATACAGCCGAGATATGTATTGCATAATACGGCATTAGGTATTACACAAACTGGAATGGGTAGAAGTCCATTGTTTGCTTGTGAGAAAAACATAAATAACATATTGGCAGTTTATCAAGCAAGGTATAATGTTTATGCTAAGAATGGTAATGCTGGTATTTTAGCAAAAGCTCCAGTTGGTGGAGGAGGTGCTAGTTTGCAAGAAGCTATTGATCCTATCACTAGAGATACGATGCTTAAAGATTTGCAAGACAGAAATGGATTGACTGGAGATAAGAACTTTATTGGAATGTCAAGTGTGCCTTTGCAGTTCATTAAAACTTTGGGAACGATTAAGGAGCTAGAGCCATTTGATGAAACATTAGAGAATGCTATTAAGATTGCTGGTGTTTTTGGGGTTAATAAAGAATTGATACCAAAGAAAGACAATGCGACTTTTAGTAATCAAATGATTGCAGAGAAAAGTTTTTGGCAGAATGTAATTAAGGGAACGGCTTATGATGTGGCTAAAAGTTTAAACAAGGCTTATTATTTGCCAGCAGAGTGGACTTTTGAGCCTAACTTTAGTGGTATTGAAGCATTGCAAGAGGATAAAAAGGCTGGTTTTGAAGCAGATGGCTTAATGATTGATAACTTAGATAAGTTAAAGGCTAACGGAATAGATATGTCAGAAGCATATTTAAAAATACAAGAGAGATACAATGGAAAATAAAATATTAGAATTTAAGGCGCAAAGGGATTTGTTTAAAAATCCAGTTTCACTTGGTCTTGATGCTGAGAGAGCAAGGTTAGAAATTACTGCTGACAGAAAGGTAAAAGGGTATGCTATTGTTTGGGGAAGCAAGAATGACTATAATGAGATTGTATTAAAGGGTGCAACTCAAAATAGTCTTAATGCAAGGGGTGCTGGTAGCACAAGTGGCAATCCAATTTTAGTTTTAAACCAACATAGACAGACAGAGCCGTTGTGCAGACCGACAATATTACAAGAAGATGATTATGGTTTATATTTTGAGGGAGATATAATCGAGGGTGTAGGTTATGCAGATGAAGCGGTTAATCAAGTATCTCAAGGTGTTTTAAGACAATTATCTTATGGTTTTAACTATATATGGGATAAAACAGAGTATGATGCTACAATGGATGCTTATATTCTTAAAGAAATAAAGTTAGGGGAGATTTCACTTGTAACATTCTCTAGTGATGAAAATGCACAGTTAAGAAGTTTTAACCAATTACAAGAAAGAGCAGTATTGGACAAATTTAGTCCAGATCAAATTACGGATTTACATAATCTTTTAGCGACAAGAGCCGTGACGAACACTCAGATAGAAGAAAAGATTATAGAGGTTGATAAAGGAAAAGTAACACTATTTTAAAAAAAAACAAAAATGGAATCATTAAACTTAAGAAGTGCGCTAGAAAAAAATGGCGCAACATTGGATGAAAACCAATTGAAGTTTGTTTCGGCTATTGAGAACGAAATGAACGAAAGAGCAAAAAAACAAGAAGAAGCGTATTCAGCATCTTTGACAGAAGCGTTAAGAAGTGTATTAGGAGCGCAAGAAAAAAACGAGCAAGGACAAACAGTTACAGTTGCAGAGCAATTGCGTAACCTTGCAGAGGGATTAGAGAAAGTTGAGAAAAACAATGTTAGACAATTGTCTAATATGGAAAAATTCCAACTTCGTAAAATGGTAAAAGAGCAACACAAAGATATTTGTGAGGCTATTAGAAATGGTAATGACTTAGAGATTACTTTCAACGCAAAACGTGCCGCTGCTATTTACACAGCTTCAACTGCTGTTGCAAATGATACAGGTGTATTATTGCCATTGAATGAAAACTTCGAGTTTGAAAGCGAAATTTCTAAAATTCGTTACCCAGAGAATTTCATCTTAGATGTAATCTCTAACAGACAAGTTGCAAGAGTTCCACAACAAATCATCAAAAATGAGCAAGCTACTGCTGAGGGAGCTGTTGCTTTAGTTGCTGAGGGTGGTACTAAGCCATTAGTATCTGATACATTCTTAAGAACACTTACTTTGCGTAAGAAATATGCTGCTCACATTGAGTGGACTGAGGAGTTTGAAGTAGACAACGAATTGTTGTACAACGAAATCCTTATGATGTTTGAGGAAAAAGTAATCAGATTTTGGAATAACGGATTGATTGGAACTATTGTTTCAAACGGTACTGCTTACACTACTTCTGTAATGGATGACACTTTGGTTATTCCAGATAACGGACTTGCGGTTATTGCTGCACAATCTGTAATCAACGGAATGAACTTTAACGCTGATTTAGTTCTTATGCACCCAAGTGATATTGTAACTACAATGTTCACACAGGATACAGAGGGTAATTCAAGATTATTGCCTTATATGCAAAATGGATCTATCAACGGAATGAGAGTTGTTTCTTCAAACGCAATTACTTTAGGTACTGCAATTGTAATGGATAGTTCAATCTACCGTGAAATGCACTCTGAATTTATCTTGCGTTTTGGTACTTACAACGACCAATTTATCAAAAACCAGAAGTCAGCAGTTGGAGAAGTTTACTCTATCTTAAGAGTGGCTAAAAACAACTTGCCTGGAGCGATGGCGTTTAGCCTTGCAACAGTAAGAGCTGCTTTATTGAAACCGTAATTTTTAAACTCTAATATATGTCAAATTTTAGTATCAAAGAAGAAGAAGCAAAAATTGTAGGAACTGCTACATTCGATAAAGTGTCGGATTACAAAGCAGTTGAACTAGATGGAAATACTTATTTACTACACAAAGTTCACGCTGAAAAGTTAATCGCTAAGGGGGTTGCAAAATTGGCTAAGGATGTGAAAGTAAAAGAGAAAACTCCAGAAATGACTTCAACCGTAATAGAGAAATAATGATAATAAATGCTCAATACTTTCAGACTAAGGAATTATATATTCCAAATGCAGTAGCGCAACCTAGCATTGGTAGTGTACTACCTACGGCTTCGGTTCAGTTAGCGCAAGAGATTGAAAGTATTGAGCAATCATTGTTACTTGATATTCTTGGTTACGAGCAACTACAAGAGTTAAATGCACAATTTGAACCAAACGGAGATTGGATTGCAAATCCAGTTCAGAAATGGGTTGACCTAGTGGATGGTAAAGATGATTGGAAAGGTTTGAGATATACCATAGGAACAAAGAAGATTAGCCTAATAGCTTATTACGTTTTCTTTTATTACTTAGGTATGGACTTTCAAACTTACTCTACAACTGGTATGCAAATACCACAAGCAGAAAATTCAGTTATGAATGATCCTAGTGTTAAGCAAGTTTCAGTTTGGAACAAGTTTGTAATGATGTATGTAGGTAGAGGAATGAATAATAATGGCGATGTTTCAAATAATTGGAACGGAGAATTTATTAGTTTTGGCAACACAAATATAGGGAACGAAGTTACTTTGTATGAGTATTTAAGCAGAAACAATGATGTTTATGATATTACTTATTTTAGAAACAAAACTCCTTTAAACTACTTTGGTTTATGATAGTTGTAGAAGAATTTTTGAATGGATTGTTTGATAATTTGCCTTTAATAGATGGTTACAAGACTATTTACAAATGGGGAAACAAGCAACATTTATTAAGACAACTAGAGCTGTTTTCAAAGGAAGCCAGAACAATTTACCCTTTAATTTATCAAACATCGAACTCAAGTGTTCAAGGAAAGCAAGAATGTGAAACTAAATTGTCATTAGTCCTAGCTTGTCAAAATACAAATGTAGATTTGACAAACGAACAAAGATGGATGCTGAGTTACAAGAATATACTTTACCCTTTGGTAGAAAATATCGAAGAAATTTTTAGAATGAGCGGTAGCGTTACTTGGACAAATAGTTATACAATAACCGAGTTCCCAAATTACGGAAACGGAGAGGAAAATTTTACTATTGATAAGTGGGATGCTATATTATTAGAAACAACAATTAAAATAACTAACGTACAAACGTGTAATTAAAAAAAAGAAATTATGGCAATTATAACAGGTGTAGATTGCACCACAAGCAGATTTGGTAGCGGTTTAGAGGCTTGCCAAGCAATTGAAGGATTACCAAATGGTGTAATCTTAGTTCCAAAAGGATGGTCTTTAGAGAAAGCGACAGACACTTTCGATAAGGCTTATGTTCAAGAGCAATGTCAACTAGGGAATTTTATTCCTATGGTTGGTTGTTTTGAAATGGTATCTGAAACTCCAGAGGCGACTACTCAAGAAAGTCAATCAGGTCTTTTGGAAGTAGTAAGACAAGGGAAACCAACTTTTACTGCTACATTCAAACAAGGATTAGCTTTCCAAAAGATCGCTTACTCTTACAACTCTTACCAACAATACGATACATTGATTACTTACGAAACTGGGTATATCAAATGTGCTGAAAGTGTTGATGGTACACAAATAAAAGGTTTAACAACTGGTATGTTAAACACTAATGGTTATACTGAAAACAATGGTACTAATTCAGCTTCAACTATCTTGATGTTCCAAATTACTAATCCATTTGAGTACAATCAATATGTAAACCTTTTGACTGATTTGGATTTTGATCCAAACTCTGAATTGTTTGGTATTACTGATGTAAACATTGTAGGTCGTGCTGATGCAAGTGAAAACAAAGTTTATGTTAAACCAACTTGGAAATGGAATGATCTGTTTACAATCACAGGTTTAGCTGCTGCTAATTTCAAACTTACAGTAGGTGGTGTTACTAATGCAATTGTAGGAGCTGTTACATACAACGCAACTACTAAAGAGTACGCTATTACACCAACTGCGACTTTAGTTGCTGCTGATGTTGTTACAGTTACTTTAGCTGATGGAGCTATCAATACTGCAAAGGTTGGTAACAAATTTTACAGCGGAACTACTGGAAATGTAGTAACGGTAGCATAAGTTTATAGACTTAATTAAATAATTAATCCCTCTTATATTAAGGGGGATTTTTTTTGAAAATAATTATAAGATTCTATTAATTTATCGAATTTATGTTTGATATGATGATTATAATTTTCTTTTTGTGTTACTATTTCTAAATTTTCAACTCTATTATTTAATTTATTTAAATCTTTATGATTTACAACTAATTCCATTCCGCAAGGTGTATGATTTAAAAAGGCAAAAGCTACTAATTGATGTAATGTTTTTTTTTCTCTATGATTGTTTTTAAATAAATGAACATTGTAATAACCTCTGCCATTAATTATGTTTTTTAATAATTTTTCCTTACCATACTTAAAACTTTTTACTCTACCTAAATTACTAATTTGGTAAATGCCTTCATAATCTTTAATTTCTTTCCAAATTTCCATAACAAAAAAACAATCCGTCAATGTTGCAGCATATCAGGATTGTTTAAATTAATATCTTTAATTTTCTAACTGCAATTAGATATTACAAATATACTAATATTTTGTACATTTACAAAAAATAAATACTTATGACTATATTTAACATAGAATTATTTGGAAGTGATGCAGATTGGTTTTGTAATTTAACTGTATCTGAACAAGTAACTTGGATTAAGTCCAATACAAATCAAGTTAATGACGATTTGATTAGTGAGTTTTTAAAAGCACCTTTAAATAGTAAAAAGGAGTATTGTATTCCTTGCAGAGATAAAAAACAAAAATTATCAATTGCTAAAATTGTAGAAGATGGGAATATCAGCAAAGGAAATGAGCAAGAGGTTGAACCGACTAGCGAACGAACAAACTTTAAAAATTCTCGTAAACGCAGAAATAGCTGAAAATGAAGAAATGCTAATTGCTATTAAAAAAGACGAGTATTTAGATGGAAATATTTATAGCAATGGAGTAAGAAGAACTTATGCTTTAAAACCATACAGAGAAGAAAAGCTATTGCTAAATCCTAGAGCCGATGGGTTTGTAGATTTGATTTATGGAGGTGCTTTTATTGGAGCATTTGAAATTACAACAAAAGGCAAAGGATATACTTTTATGTCAACAGATAGTAAGTCAAGTTTACTAAAATCTAAGTATAATAATAGTAAATCTGATATTTTTGATTTAAACCAAGATGTTTTTAATCAATTTATAGATAAATACGTTAAGAAAGGCTTTATTAAGGCAATTAAGACAGAACTAGGACAATAACATGGCAAAGTATAACTCGATAGAAAACATACCAGCAAAACTGTTCTTTGAGGTTTTAAACAATAGAGATTACACTCTTTTGGTTGCAGAACAAGAAAACGAGGACTTAGAAGAAGTTTTTACTGCTATTTACGATGATTTTTTTGTTAAAATCAAGAATCCACAAGCTAAAATGTACTTAGAAATGACTTGGAAGATTAATTTTTTAAGTTATAAAATTGAAACTATAAGACAAGTAATGCACTTTTTATGGTATGAGAATGTAATTGAGGAACATAGATTAAAACTTTTAGATGCTTTAGAGAAAGGTTGTGGCATTTACGTTGACAAAAGTGCTAAATTTGCGGATGAAGTTCTTAGAGTTTTACAAGTTGAGTGCGGAATTATAGAGAATGATTTGACGATGGCAACGCTAGAGTTAAAGAATACATTTGGAAAACAAGGAACGGAAAAATTTGACTTTTACAAAACGATTGTTGGTTTGAGCAATATACACAATAGAAACATCGAGGACAATATTGTTTTGGCTATGTATGTTGCTATTGAAAATTCAGCAAAAGATATTATTAAGTCGCAAAAGAAATAGTTATGGCAAATGATGGTTTTATAGAGTTTTTAAGTCCTAATGCTTTAGCAGAATTAAAACAAGCTCAAGCATTAGTTGATAGTTTAGCTTTAAAAATAGAGCAAATAAGTAAGTTTAAAGCACCATCTACTCCTAGCGGTGTAAATAGTGCATCTAAACAGATAATTGATGATTTAAAAGCACAAGAAGCGCAATTAAAGGCTATTAATGATCAATTAATTAGAAATGAAAAATTAAAACAACAAGTATTAGCAAGCGAAGCAAAACAATCTAATGCTACAAAAGCTAATATTGCTTTACAAGAAGCTAGAAGAAAAGCAATTTTAGCACAGCAACAAGCAGATGAAAAGGCTGCAAAAGCCGCTGAAAGAAGTGCTTTAGCAAATGAAAGGCTAAATAGTGCTTATAGTAAATTAAATGCAAGTAGAAATGAAGCTGCTAGAGTTTTAAAAAATCTTATTGCTTCTGAAACTGCATCAAATGCTGAAATAAGAAAAGCGCAAAAAGAATTTGATATTTTAAATGCAAAAGTAAAAAAAGCAGATCAAGCGGTAGGGAATTTTTCTAAGAACGTTGGAAATTACAAAAATGCTTTAAGTGGCTTAACTCAATTAATGAGTGCTTTTGGAATATCGACTGGAATTTATTTAGCGGTAGATATTGCTAAAAACATATTTGAAACTACAAAACAAATACAAAGTTTAGACTTAGCACTTAGAAATGTATCTGGAAACCAAGTATTGTTTGCTGAAAATCAAATTTTTATTAAAAAAACATCTGAGGATTTTGGTATTGAAATAAAAGGATTACAAGAACAGTTTACTCAATTCTATGTTGCCGCAAAAGATAAATTAAGTGGACAACAAATACAAAACATATTTAGAAGTATATCTAAAGCTGGTGCAGCAATGGGATTATCTGTTGAATCTCAAAATAGTGCTTTTTTAGCTTTGCAACAAATGATGTCCAAAGGAACTGTTCAAGCTGAGGAATTAAAGAAACAGTTAGGTAACGCATTGCCAGGAGCTTTTAATATAATGGCTACTGCCTTAGGAGTTACTGAAAAGAAAATGATGGAAATGATGAAAACTGGTAGTATTTTATCAGAAGTTGCGCTTCCAAAATTTGCAGTAGCATTAGAAAAGGCTTATGGTATAGAGAATGTTGAAAGAGTAGAAACAATGGTTGCTGCTCAAGAGAGGCTAGTTAATAGTTGGACAAACTTAATACGATTAATGACAGAGGGAGATGGTATAATTAGCAGAGTAGCAACTGGATCTATTACATTGTTAACTGAAAGATTAGAAAGCGCTCATTTAACTTTAAAGTTTTTAGAGTTTCAATGGAAAAAAGTTTTTGGAGGCGATTCAGCAACTGATAGTAAAAATAAACAAGTAAACTATGCAATTGCCGATTATAAAAATTTAAGTAAAGAATTAAATATAGCAATAGAGAATAGAGATAAAGAATTAAAAAAATTAAATCAATTAGAAAAAATACAAGAAAAAGTATCTGGAAATAGAAAAACAGAAGCGGAACAAGATGTAAAAATTTCAAAAATAAGATTAGAAAATTTAGAGGGAATTATTAAAATAGAAGAAAAAGCGTTATCTACTACTAAAGCTGAGAAATTATTAGAAGTAAATAAAAAGATAGCCGATCAAGAAGAAAGATATGCTTTGCTTACTCAAAAAAGTTTAAAAATAAAAGAATTAAGAGATACAAAAGAACAAGGATCTGGAGAATGGAATAGATTAAATAATCAAATTATTTTAAACAATGAAAAAGTAGAACTTAATAATAAACTTTTAGATTATAATTATGCTTTAAGATACAAACTAACTGAAACGGAAAATAAACAAAGAACACCACCTACAATAGACGAAGATGGTAAAGCTAAAAAACAAAAAGAAAGAATAAGACTTAACTTTGATGAAGTAGAATCTTTATACAATCTTAGAATTGCAAGACTAAAAGAGCAACAAGTATTGCAGAAAGAGATAATGAATAATCAAGATGCTCCAGACTATACTAGATTGGAAGCTAGAAAAGAATTTTCCAGATTAGAAGTTCAAATTTTAGATGAACAATATAAAAAAGAACAAGCATTAGCTTTACAAAATTTAACAGATAGCTTAGCAAAAGCAGAACAACAATATAGAAAAAATATTGAAAATGGTTTTAATGATGTAAAAAATAATGAGGAATTTGCTAAGGCTAAAAATGATATTCAAAATAAATATCTAAACGAAACTGAGTTAGCAAATATAAATCATAGTAGAAATTGGAAAAACTTAATGTATGAAGATGCTGATTTTAATGAGAAAATTAGAAAAGCAACTTTTGACAAAGAGGAAAAGTTAAGAAAACAAACCATAAAAGATATAAATGATTTAAACGATGCTATTGTTAAATCAGAGCAAGAAAAACAATTAAAAATATCTAATAACGAAAAACTTACTTTAAAAACAAGGCAAAGTGCTTTTCAAGAGTACCAACATCAAGCTCTTTTGCAATTGCAAATAGATAAACAAAGGGAAACAACTGGAAAAGAAACAGTTAAGCAATTAGAATTACTAGATTTTAAATATGATAAATTAGCAGAAGCAATTACTGGTTTAGAAAGTCCATTAGATGTCGCTAATGAAAAAATGAAAGATTTTTTACGAAATTCTGCTTTTGATACTATAAGTAAAGGATTAGATTCATTAGGACTTAGTTCATTAAAAGTATTTACAGATATTGATAGAAATGGTCAAAGCACTTTTGTTAAATTATTTGAAGCAGCTGAAACTTCAAAAGAACAATTTGCAGTTGCTTTTTC